CTCACTCCTGGTAATGCCCGTAAACTCGATCTCAATCCCGAATCTTCCCGTTAGCATGTGGTTTTCCTCCTTCAGGGCGTTTGTTGTGTGCCTTCCGGCATACACATATATCACTCTGAAAGGAGATAATAGCAAGTCAATTCTTGCGAATAAAACACAGAAATATCAGGAATTCTAGAGCTTTTTCACCGCGTCCTCGCCGTAGACCACGCCGAGGGTGGAGCCAGAGTCCCAGATACAAAACAGGGTGCCGCTGTCGTCGACGAAGTCAACGGTTCCCTTGTCTCCGGGCTTAAGCCTGGAGTAGGGGTCGTTCATCCTGACCAGCTCCACGCGGGTGCCGTGGGGATACTCTTTGCGCAGCCGCTCCACCGTATCCTTGGAGGGGAAATTAGGCATCGGCGTCCACCTCCGTTTTGGCCAGGGCACCGCTTTTAAACGCGCTGTTGCCGGAAAGGTTTTTTAAAAGGATTTTCCGTGCATCCTTGTAATCGTCGCCCACAAAGCCGAGGCGAAGGAGGAACACCCGGAAGGCGTACTTCTCGTTCTCCACCGGCTTTTCTCTGCCGGTGACGCGCTTCTGGACTTTCGCCGCCGCACAGAGCGCGCCGATGAAGCGGGAGTAGGCGGCGACTGTTGCGCCGTCTATGCCGAACTTAAACCAGGGAAACCTGAGCGTCGTTTCCGTCCGCTCGACGGGGAGAGAGTCCGCGCCAATGGCCTTTTTAATGAGAGCCGCCTTGCCGGCGATGAGCCGGTCCAAGTTCTCCAGCGCCGCGTCGGTAAAACCCGCCAGCGGCATTTCGATGGTCAGCGTGTCGCAGTGGTCGTCAGGGTCGACTTCCTCTTCCTCGGGGACAAAACCGAGTTCCCGCAACCTGCCGAGCAGGTTCCGGATGGCCGCCTCGTCTGTACGCTCATCCCAGGAAAGGGTGCCATTGCGGCTGATGGTGACATTGTTGACCACATAGGCGAAGCTCGGCGCGCCCTTATAGACCGGCTCCCAGCCGAGCACTTCTCCTGCCGCCTTGACGAGCACTTTGCGGGCCTCGCCGGTCACATTGAATTTAACATCCATTTTTATAAGCCTCCTTAGCCTCTTGGTGACTACATATATCACTCTGAAGCTGTGGAATAGCAAGTTGTTTATGCGAAATATGAGGGAAAATTATTGTGCAGCAGGCTGCGGCTGCTCCACATCGCCAAACGCTGCCTTCACGCCGTCCCGAATAAGGAACACATTTTGTGCGCCGCCGACCTGCTCGATGTACCTTTTGACGATTACGTCACAGAACTTTTCGTCCAGCTCCACCATATGGCAAACCCTGTCCGTCTGCTCGCAGGCGATGAGGGTGGAGCCGCTCCCGCCGAAGGGGTCAAGTACAATGCAGCCCGTCATGCTGGAGTTGAGTATTGGGTAGGCTAAAAGCGGCACCGGCTTCATCGTAGGATGGTCGGCGTTTTTTCGGGGCTTGTCGAACTCCCAGATGGTCGACTGCTTGCGGTCTGAGTACCAGGCGTGCTTCCCGGACTTCTTCCAGCCAAAGAGGATCGGTTCGTGCTGCCAGTGGTATGGCGAGCGCCCCAGCACCAGCGACTGCTTCTTCCAGATACATGCCCCGGAGAGGTAGAAACCGGCATCCGTAAAGGCCTTGCGGAAGTTTAAGCCCTCGGTGTCGGCGTGGAATACATAGATGCTCGCGTCTTTGGCCATCACCTTTTCAGTCAGCGTAAATGCGGCCAACAGGAACTGATAAAACTTGCTGTCGGTCATGTGGTCGTTTTTGATTTTGCCCGCTGCGCCTTCATAATTTACATTATATGGAGGGTCGGTCACCACCAGGTTTGCCGCCTTGCCGTCCATGAGCAGGGCGAAGGTTTCGGCGCGGGTGGAATCGCCGCAGACAAGGCGGTGCCGTCCCAGCAGCCACAGGTCGCCCGGCTTCGCAACCGCGGGTTTCCGCAGCTCGCTGTCCACGTCAAAGTCATCGTCTTTGACACCGTCCGCAAGGGTGTCCTTGAACAGCGCGTCGATTTCGGCGGGGTCAAAGCCGGTAAGCGAAAGATCAAAGTCCACGCCCTGCAGGTCGGCGATGACCAGGGCCAGCTTTTCATTGTCCCAGTCGCCCTGAATCTTGTTGAGGGCGAGGTTGAGCGCCTTTTCCTTTGCGGCGTCCAGTTCCACCACCACGCAGTCGATTGCGGTAGCGCCGTCAGCCAGCAGTATTTTTAGCCGCTGGTGGCCGCCCACCACGTTACCTGTAGTCTTGTTCCAGACGACGGGCTCCACATAGCCAAACTCCGCCATGGAGCGGCGGAGCTTCTCGTATTCCGCGTCGCCGGGTTTTAAGTCTTTGCGGGGGTTGTATTGTGCCGCCTTAATTTTTGTGATGGGAATTTTCTGTATCTCCAAAACTTATCCCTCCAGTCTGACCGCTTTTGCGCCGGTGAAAACCTCCCAGCGTTTGACCGCCAAGTCGCAGTAAACGGGGGAAAGCTCCATGGCGTAACAGCGGCGCTCGGTCTGCTCCGCCGCGATGATGGTAGTGCCGCTGCCGGAGAATGGCTCCAGAATACTGCCGCCCCTGTCGCTGTGCATCTTGATGCAGCGCCAGGGCAGCTCCACCGGGAACATGGCGGGATGTTCCTTATTGGCGCGCACCGTGGTCATCTCCCAGATACCCGCGTAGCCCCATTTTTTGCGTTCCTCCTTGGTCAGCCGCTTGACGAAGCGGTAGCTGTGACCGGCAAAAGCGGACAGCCACAGATATTCCTGGTCGTTGTACTCCTCGGCCTCGCCGTTCTTGCTGAAGGCCGAAATGTACTCGTACTGCTGTACCGGCTTGTTGGAGACAAGGTGATAGGGGCCAACGCCGAAATTCATCCCTTGCTTTTTCCAGATGCGGATCCAGATGGGGCGAAAGCCGTTTTCGGCAAACATATTGACGGAATACACGCTGGTCGGCTCGATGAACTGGGAGCCGGTGGCGTATAGGTCGCCTAAGTTCCAGCAGATGATCTCTGCGTATTTGCACAGGTTTTTGATCACCGGCCGGATGGTCTGAAACCACGGCTCGATACCGGCTTTTTCGTATTCTTTGCCCACGCCGTAGGGCGGCGAGGTGACGGCACATTGTGCGCGGCCGCCGTCCATGAGCTTGGCGAAATCCGCCTCGCTGGTGGAATCGCCGCACATCAGTCGATGCTTGCCTAAAAGCCAGATATCCCCCGGCAATGTTTGCGCGCCTTCGCCTTCGATGCGTTCTTTTTCCTTGTCCACATCGAAGTCGTCCTGCACCGCCTCCTTGGCGTGCCAGCGATTGAGCAGCTCGTCGATTTCCGCGGCGTCAAAACCGGTGAGGGAGACGTCAAACGCGCCTGCGTCAAGCTCCGCCATCAACTCCGCCAGCTTGGTTTCGTCCCACTCACCCTGAATCTTGTTGAGAGCAAGATTCAGGGCCTTTTCTTTCTGTGGGTCAAGCTCCACCACCACGCAGTCGATCTCGGTGTGGCCCAAATCGAGCAGCACTTTCAAGCGCTGGTGGCCGCCCACCACGTTGCCGGTCTGGCGATTAAAGATTACCGGCTCCACATAGCCGAACTCCTCAATGGAGCGGCGAAGCTTCTGATATTCCTTATCGCCGGGCTTTAGGTCTTTGCGCGGGTTGTACCGAGCGGGCTTTAAAAGCTCCGTTTTGATTTTTTCTATCTTCATCTGTCGCCCCTCCTGGCTGAGAGCAGCCTCTCCATCACGTCGTCCTGCGGATTGCCGACAAAAGCGGTGGTGCAGTTTTGCTTGACGATGTCAAAAATCTCGTACCAGAGCAGATTCGCCTGCTTTTGGAACGACTGGCTCATCTGCACGAATGGGCTTGCTATCGCGCCGCCCGTGGTCGGGTGCTTGCCTAAAAGTCCGTAGGTGCTGATGGCTTCCTCGCATTGGATGTAGCGGGTGAAGGCCTGGGCGTAGGCTTCAATCAGCCGCGGGTTGACGAATTTCTCACAACCACGCTCTTTAAGCCATCTCCAGGTTTCGATGAAGAGCGCGTCCGCGCCGAGCGGCTTGCCGTCTCTTTGCCTCGCGCTGAGGTAGTCGCTTGGGGAAGGGATATCTTCGCCAAATAAATCCGCCGCGTTCCCTAATTCGCCCGCTTCAAGCAGCGACTCTGGAGGCAGTTTAAGGGTTTCCAAAACGCGAGCGGCCTTGCCCGCCGTGATTTTCTCCGCCAGAGGCTGCGGCTTGTCGCCGGCGCGGACTCTGCGGCCGCCCCTGTTTGTTCCGTCTTTTGCCACGCGCCCTCACCTCCTTGCCGCGGCGGGGCTTAATCCCCTGTTTGAACCGTGATTTTTTCGCGCGTGACCCGCCGCCCGTTGCCCAGAGCGAGGGTTGCAGAGATTTTGACCGCCCCTACCGTCCCCAGCGTCCGCCTTCTCTGGCAGTGATTTCCGAGTGGCAGGAAGTACACAAAGCCGTTAGGTTGTCGTAGTCGTTCGTGCCGCCTTGCGCCAGCGGCCTGATGTGGTGGACTTCCTGCGTTGGCGTTACCCGCCCCCGCTCTAAGCAGCGTTCGCAGAGCGGATGCGCCGCGCGGTAGCGGTCGCGCACCTTCCGCCACGTCCGGCCGTAGAGCTTGCGCGTCGCCGGGTCGCGCTGGTAGCGTTCATATCGTTTTGCTTCCTGCTTGGCGTGTTCCGCGCAGAACCTGCCGTCTGTCAGCTTGGGACAGCCGGGGTGGGAACATGGCCGCTTGGGCTTAAGGGGCATCACTTCACCTCATTTTTGGCAAAGTAAAAGGACGCCCACCGTGTGACGAGCGCCCTCTCAGATATTTTGCTAACCGAGTATCAAGTACGTTAATTTTGTCAAACACAATCCCCATGCAATTGAATAGATTTAATCTTGTAGCAGAATAATCCTCCCGGTGCTTTAACTTCTATTTCATCACCGACTTTTTTTAACAACAATGCCTTGCCAACCGGCGATAAGTATGAAATATCTCCTGCACTTACACTGCTGCGGAAGGGACTCACTATGCGGTACTCAAAGATTTCTTGGTCGAATAAATCTTGTATTTCCACTTCGCTACCTATGGTAACAAAGGGAATTTTGTTGTCTGTGGTTTGCGCCTTACTCGCATTTATAATAAGTTGTTCAACACGTTTGATATAATCTTCCACAAGCATCTCTATTTCATTACGTTCCGTTGACTGTTCCGGGTAGTATTCCTCAAGAAGCTTTTTCTTCCCCTCCTCGATTT